CAAAGATTTTGACTGGTTAATCAATCATTTTCATAAAACAGAAGTTATCAGACGATACTATTACAGCCCCTATGAAGTTGCAGAAGAACTTGGTTGGGAATATCCGGTGAAGCACAATATTGACTTTTTACAGGGATTGTTGGTTCTCATCCCTTATCGAGTCAAGGCACACCGAGATAGTGGCAGGCTTTATTACCGTTTTTGGTTCTTTTATGAAGATGTTGAACGCTTTAAAGCACAGGGCTGGACTGTGCAGGATGTTATCGAAATTGGTAAGCAGAATCCCCATCCGCTTGTTTTCAAGCCTGCGTATCATGCATATATCAAGCGTGAATTTGACCCAGAAATTACAATGCTCCTGCAACTATGGAAAAGAATGAATTTGCTGGAGCCCAAAAGGGAGGAGGATCTTATTGGTGTCACAGGATAAAGCTTTTTACTTCTCAAAAGAATTCAAAAACAAACAGAAAATCGAACGATTGAAAGAAGTATTAAAAGAGCTACACAGAACGGGGAGAGTGATTACCACGGAGAAATTACAGGAATTGACAGGAATGTCATATTTATCTCTAAAAATCAGATTATCAGAATTGAGAGATAAAGGCTACAGGATACGCTCCATTAATGTTTATCAAGTGCTTGAAGTCCCCGAAGAGGAAAGCTATAATAAAAAAGAAACTTTTTTAATAAGCCTGGAGGATTTATGATGCAATTTACAAAAGAATATATAGAAATGTGCCAGGCCGCACAGCCATTTTTGCAAAAACTTGGCTTGTCTATCGGTGACTATGTATGGATACCCGATGACTTGTTAATATATGATCCCAAGTTATTGGTGCATTGCTATGACAAGATTTATTTATGCATTACTGAATTTTTAGGAATGGACAATGAAATGGTCTGGCTACCCACAGTTGACCAATTACAAGACTATGCCCTTCAAACCTCAAAAATTGACTTATACGAATTGATTATTAAATTTGAGACTTATGCTCTCTCTGATGATTATTATAATACTTTTCAAGAATTATGGCTGGAGTTTGTAATGCTAACCGTACATAATCATTTTTGGGACCCTACAAAAAAGAAGTGGGTACAATCTAAGTAAAATAACAGATTATTCCGCTGATTAAAACGCCCCTGGAGGTAACCCCTCTGGGGGTTTTCTTTAGAGGTTACACTCCGTTACCTGTTTGTTCGAACCCTATTGTTTATTAATACCGCCGATGGCTAAAACCGGGAGACCTTCAAAATATAAACCTGAGTTAGTGGAGCGGATTTATCACTATATTGAAGCTGGTTTAAATGATGAAGATGCCGCTCTGCTGGCTGGTATTTCTTTACAAACTTTTTATACCTGGAAAAAAGAGAAGCCAGAGTTTTCTGAGGGGATAAAAAAAGCAAAAGCACGCTTTAAAGAGGCAGGCATTAAAAACATTCGTGAAGCTGCTAAAAAAGATTGGAAAGCATGGGCATGGTTATTAGAAAGGAAATTTCCAGAAGAGTTTGCCAAGCGAGATAACTTCAATGTCTCTGGAGATGTTGGAATATTGATTCAAATTGAAAGGCCTAAACCTAACAAAAGGAGTGATAAGTGAATAGGGTTAAGGTGAAGATTAAGGTGATTAACCCTGAGGTGATTGATTATGATGACAAGTATCTTTTTATTTATGGTTCTCGTGGTTCTGGAAAATCAACAACAGTAGCCCACAAGATCATCAATCATGCTCTTGAATACCCCAAGTCAAAAATCCTCGTTACGAGAAAAACCCTGCCTTCTTTGCGAGTTACGGCAATGCGAATTTTGTTAGAGGAGCTTGACAAGTATCAGGTGCCTTATGATTACAAGAAAACTGACCATGAAGTGCATTTTCCCAACCGTTCTGTGATTTTCTTTATCCCGATGTATCTGTCAAGTGGAGGCAGAAATGAGAGATTGAAATCATCCACTTTTGACTGGATATGGGTAGAAGAGGCAACCGAATTCAGTTTTGAAGACATAAAAGATATTCTGGTGCCTACCCTGAGAGGTCAACATGGCTGGAGACAGATGATTTTTACTTTCAACCCACCTCCAAGAGCCAATCACTGGATTTACGAGTGGTATGACTTGCAGCATAAGAGAAAAAGAGCCAGAAAGGTGCATTTTGCTTACATGGACAATCCTTTTCTGACAGATGATTACATTGAGGAGCTTGAAAGTCTCAAGGAGTATGATGAAGGACTTTATCGCAGATATGCACTTGGAGAGTGGCGAGTTGATATACAGGAGGCTTTGATATACACGAATTGGGACACTGAACCACTCCAGGGTGAACCTGCCGAATGGATTGGTGGGATTGATTTCGGTTTTAATAACCCTTCCGTCTTTCTCCTGATTGGTTTAAAAGAGAACGATGTTTATGTTCACAGGGAAATTTATGAACGCAATCTGTTAAACAAAGATTTCGGTGAGAAGATTATTGCCCTATTAAAGCAACACAATTTGCCTTTAAGCATTCCGATTTATGCTGATAGTGCTGAGCCTGACAGGATCCAGGAGCTGTGCAATATGGGACTCAATGTCTATCCTGCCGAGAAGGATGTCAATGGTGGTATCAATGCACTCAAAAGAATGCGTATACACATTAACCCTGAATGTGAAAATACGAAGCAGGAAATTATGTCTTACGAATGGATGAAAGATAAAGATGGAAATCTATTGGACAAGCCTATCAAGGCATTCGATCATAGCCAGGATGCCTTGAGATACGCAGTTTTCACTCACTCAAAACATATTAAACCATTTTTGCAGATACTGTGAGGAGGGATAAATGAGTGTGAAAGATTTTTTAAGGTCTCTGTTCTCGAAACAGGATAGGAAGCCTGTTGTCCATGTGTATGGTTATGAAACATCGCAGGGTAAATCACGACCGCTGGATTATTCTGATTATCTCAGTGCTTTCAACGGTTGGGTCTTTGCTGCCGTAAATGTTATCTCGAATAGTTTAGCTAAAGTCAGGTGGCATATTACGAAAGAAGCTAAAAACGGCGAGCTTGTAGAAGTAGAAAGGCATCCTGTCTTGAAGCTGATTGGTAAACCCAACCCTCTCATGACACGCTGGGAATTGTTTAAGCTCACAGATATTCATCTTGAACTAACAGGTAATGCTTACTGGTATCTTGCTATGAACAGTTTTGGTATTCCTGCAGAGATATGGATTATCCCACCTGACCGTATGAAAGTAGTCCCCAACGAGGAGGGTTTGATTAAAGGCTATCTTTACGATTACATGGGAGAAAAAATCGCTTTTGAGCCTAAAGAGATAATCCATTTCAAGTTTCCGCATCCCACGAATCGATATTACGGCATGGGAGTTCTCCAGGCTGTGGCTTATGAGCATGATACTGATCTTTACATGAAAAAGTATCAATTAAGCTTATTTAAGAACCGTGCAATGCCCGATGTAGTAATAAGAACCGAGCAACCTTTAACACAGGAAGAGGCAAGAAGGCTAAGAGCTGAATGGAACGCTGCATATCGTGGTGTGGATAGAGCAGGCAAGATTGCAGTAGTCTCAAAAGCTCTGGATGTTCAGCCTCTTGGCTTGACACCGAAAGAATTAGAATACCTTGAAGGCCGAAGGTTCTCCCGTGATACAATCTTGCACATTTGGGGAGTGCCACCTTCAAAATTGGGGATTGTTGAGGATGTGAACCGTGCTAATGCTGAAGCTAACGATTACACATTCCAGAATGAAGTTATTTTGCCCCGTCTCGAACTTATGCGTGAAGTTCTGCAGTGGGATTTGCTCAATCAGTTCTGGAAAAAAGAGAACCTCAAAATCGAATTTGAGAATCCAGTTCCCAAAGACAAGCAATTCAGACTGAAACAGCATGAAGCTTATATCAAGAACGGTGTTTTGACAATTAACGAGGTTAGGGCTGAACTTGGACTTGAACCTGTGGATTGGGGTGAAGTCCCGCTTATGCCTTTGAATCTGTATCCCATTTCTGCACCGAAGCCTGAGCCTGAAAAGACTATAATTGTGTCTGAGACAAAGCAGGTTAAGTCTATGTTCAAAGATGAAGCAAAAAGAGAACAAATCTGGAAATTGTTTGTTGCTCAGACTACACCGCTTGAAAAACTGTTTGCAAGCCGTATTAAAAAGCTATTCCACAAGCAGGAGAAAGAAGTCCTCGATAACCTGTTCAAGTATAAATCCTTCCTGAATGTGCAAAGAAAAGACTATGACGATTTAGTAGATTTTATCATCTTTGATGTTCAGGAATGGAATCGTATCTTGCAGGAAGAATTAGGAGACTTACACAGGGAAGCTTATGCATCCGGGATTGATAGGGCTATTGCTCTGATGGGAGTTGAAATCTCTTTTGATGTAGACAATCCTGCAGCTGTGGAATTCCTCAGGAATAAGACAATGAGATTTGCCGAGCAGGTGAATCAAACCACGATAAATGATTTAAAGCAACAACTGATAGCTGGTTTTCAGAACGGTGAGAGCATTGATGAAATTGCTGAGCGAGTCAGGGATGTGTTTAATTTTGCAACAGAATCGAGGTCGAGAAGGATTGCAAGAACTGAGATAATCGGAGCAACAAATGCAGGAATAGAAGACACATTCAAGGAGTCTCAGGTAGTCGAGTATAAAGAATGGCTTACTGCCAGAGATGAGCTTGTGAGGGATGCTCACGCTGCCGCAGATGGGCAGGCGGTGAAACTTAACGAAGTTTTTGATGTAGGGGGAGAGGCTCTCAAGTTTCCGGGTGATCCTGATGGGTCACCTGAAAACATTGTGAATTGCAGATGCACTCTGCTACCCGTTTTAAAAGAAGGAGGTAATGAATAATGGAGGAGAAACTTTATACCAAAGCATTTGTAAAGGAAATCAACGAAAATGAACGCACTCTTGTTGCTTATGCAAGCACTGAAACGCTTGATAGGGATGGTGATGTTATAGAAGCTGATGGCTGGGTTCTTGATAACTTCCGTAAAAACCCTGTGCTTTTGTGGGCTCATAGATATGATATGCCTCCGATTGGTAAAGTGTTATGGGTTAAGCAGGATGGTAAAAGTCTGAAATTCAAAGCAAGGTTTGCTGATACTCAGATGGCGAGTGATATCTGGAGATTATTTAAAGATGGTTATCTCAATGCGTTTTCTGTTGGTTTTATCCCGATAGAGGTCAAGTATGAGGAGCAAGATGGCAGGGAGGTCAGGGTATTTAAAAAGCAGGAACTGTTAGAAATCAGTGCAGTGCCTGTGCCTGCAAACCCTGATGCTCTTGTTGCCGCAATTGAGCAAGGGGAGGTTGTGATTATGAGTAAGGCATTGAAGGAAGAATTAGAAATACTTGAAAAAAGCGTAGTACCATTCCGTTCTTATCCAGCACTACCCAATGATACTCCCTGGAGTGCTGCAGCTGCCAGAAAAAGAATTGCACAATGGGCAAGCTCAGATGGTTCAGGTGATAAAGATAAAATCAAATGGTCAAAATATAGACAAGGCTTCGCACAATACGATGAAAATAACCCTGAAAATTTTGGTAGCTATAAGTTACCCCATCATGATGTGAGAGATGGTAAGCTTTACACCCATCCCAGAGGCACTTATGCGGCAATGGCTGCAATTTTGGGAGCAAGAGGTGGTGTCAATCTTCCAGAAAAAGAAAGGAAAGGTGCTTATAACCATATAGCCAAACACTACAAAACAGACCTTGATAAAGAACCTCCGGAATACAGGGAATACAGCGAAGCCGAGCTTAAGGAAATGTTCCCCTGGGTATATGAACTTCCGGAGGATGAATGGAAAGCATTTATTGGTGATATCGCAACAAAGGAGGAAATCGATATGGAAGAAATCAAAGCACTAATAGACGAACTCAGGGAGGAGTTCAAGAAGGAAATCGAAGCATTGAAGGAATCTCTCAAATCCCCGGAGACATCAGTCCCCCAGGGTGGGGATGGAGATGTCAGGGATGAGGAACTCTCTCTTGATGACATAAAAGAAGCAATAAAAGAAGTCATCGCAGAAATAACAGGAAAGGAGGTATAAAAGATGAACAAGGAAGAACTCAAAACTCTCATAAAAGAGGAATTTGAAAACTTAATAGAGATACAGAGGAAACTCTATAAAGAGCCAGAGCCTGACCAGAAAAAGGCTGCTATGGATAAGATGGTGGAATTCGTGAGGAGTCTCTCTAAGGGACTTACGGAAGGTACGGATTCTGCAGGTGGATACCTTGTGCCTGAGGAGTTCAGGGCTGAGGTGCTGAGGATAGCCAAAGATGTTGGTTATGCGATGAGACTTGCCACCAAAATCCCGATGAAGACTGACACGATGAATATTCCTTCTCTCTCCAGCTCTGTGTCTGTTGGTTGGGTGACTGAGGGTAATGCGGCTTCTGAGTCCACTCCTTCATTCGGTCAGGTTCAGCTCTCGGCAAAGAAGATGATGGCTCTCACTGTTATCTCAAGTGAATTGCTCGAAGATGCTGGTGTGGATGTTGTAAATCTGCTCACCACTCTCTTTGGTGAAGCCATCGCCGAGGAAATAGATAAACAAGTCTTTACTGGGTCTGGTTCTCCCTTCACTGGCATTCTCAACGATTCGAATGTTAATGTAGTTACAATGGGAAGTGGGGATACAACTTACGACAAGGTCGATTTTGATGACCTGATTAATGTGGTTGCGTCTATCAATGCGAATGCAAAGAAAGGTGCTGCATGGTTCATGCACCCCACAGTGGTGGCTGTAATAAGAAAGCTCAAAGATAGCAATGGTCAGTATCTCTGGGCTCCTCCTATAGGTGGTCAGCCTGCTACAATACTGGGGTATCCTGTCTATGAGATCATAGACATGCCTTCCACGAGCGATGCTTCTCAGGCTGACAAGGGATTCATCGTATTTGGGAATCTCAAATATGTGTATCTTGGAATCAAGGGTGATATGACTATAAAGGTACTCGAAGAGGCTACAATCGGAAGCACCAATCTGGGTGAAACTGACCAGAGAGCTCTCAGAATCAAACAGAGACTTGGAATGGCTATAGCTCTGCCCGATGCGTTCGGTGTGCTCAAAACAGCTGCTGAATAATGGACTGGGAACTAACGGGGGAGGGTTCAATCCCCTCCCCTTTCCAACATGAAGGAGAGAATGATGTATAAAGTAAAGACAAAGGCAAGAATTTGGCATGATGGAAGATTATATCAGCCAGGAAGGGTATACGAAGTTGATGAAGATTTCATCAAAGCTGTAGGTAAAAAATATCTTGATATAATCGAGAAGCCTAAACCTGTAAAAGAAGTGAAAAAGAAAAAAGATAAGATGATAAGGAGAGCAAAGGAGACTAAGTGATGACCAATCCTCTGGAGCTTGCAGATCTAAAAGCTTTGCTTGGGATAGATGCTTCTGACACTTCTCAAGATGATGTATTAAATCTTGCTCTCAATGCAGCTTGGAGTTATATCAAGAGTTACTGTAATCGTGATTTTATTGCACAGGATTACACAGAGACACAGTATTTTAATCTTTCTCAAAGAGATTTTGTAGTTCTGAGACATTATCCGGTGAATTCTGTAACTTCTCTCAAAATCGATGGCACAACTGTGAGCAGTGATTATTATGAGCTTGACAGCGAGAGCGGGATAATCACCTTGAAGTTTAACTATCTTCTGGATGAAGACACAGACGAAGGCATTGACTATTGCAAGGCTGAAATCAGTTACAATGCGGGATATACTTACGATGAGAACACTAACGAAATCAAGACAGAATTATCTGACCTCTATTATGCAGGTTTACAGCTTGCAGCGATGAAGTATTATTCATTTGCTCAGGGAAGGCTCGGATTAAAGGCGATTCATGCAGGTGGTGAGACTGTGAATATTCAGGACATAGATGAAGGGTTACCGATTGAGATTAAGGTAGTGCTTGATAGATACAAGAGGAAATTATGAGAAATAGAGTTTTTGCGATAGAAGTCAATGGTGCTGACAATGTTGCAAGGTGGATACATAGGAATTATAACCGTTTTGAGAAAATTGTCTGGACTTTCCTGCAGAAATGGGCAATGGGAACGGTGAAGGTAACAAAAGAGGAATACTTAACTGACCCAGGGCGACCTTACAGGATTTCAAGAACAGGGAGAAGGTATCCTATTTATCCCAGGCCTAAAATCGGCGTAGTAACGGGCAGATTGAGAAGCTCTTATGGTTCAAAAGTCAATCAGGATGGGATTTATCAGCAAAGTCGTAGTGTGATGGGGTTCAGTATCAAGGTGGGAACTAATGTTAATTACGCTCCAACTTTGATAGAACGCAAGTATGATTTTAGAGAGAAGGGAGCAATGCATTTTTACAGGAGTTCAGATATGGCAAGGTTAGTTAACGAGCTTGGAAGGAGGTTATTTGGTGAGTAGGAAATATGAGATTTATTCGGCAATAAAAAGTGCTTTGGTATCGAATTTGAGTGATGTAAAAATTGTAGATGGTCATCCCACTGCGGGCAATAGACAATTAACCAAACAAAAAACCATTGGAATTTCTATTGGTAGTGAGGTCTGGACAGATACACAGAGACCACAATGTGAGCTGACAATTTGGATAGATTGCTATTATAAAAATGCATATCGCAATCTCAGTGATTTTTTAGATTTTGAAGAACAGGTTTTAGCTGTCTTACTCGGTAATTGGGATTACGACCTCTCATATGTAAAAGGCACTTATATTATGTCTATTGGTACAGAAGAAGGGCTTTTAGTTCCACACGGGGAGTTACATATAGAGCTCCGTGTGGAATATTATAGGGATGTTAGAAACTTTTAAACAAGGAGGTAGAATGAAATATATTGAAATTTTAGAAGATAGTAAATTTGCCTTCAAGGTACGCACATCTTGTGCCTGTGAAGAACCATTACATAGCATAACGGTAACACATTATCAAAAAGATGGGGAAGTGTTTTTGTGGTTGCGTAATTGGTGGATTGATGGTTTTAATGTAAGTTACAACTTACCAACTATTTTGTGGTATTTTAAATGCTGGTGGGAAAGAATTAAACTGGCTTGGTGTATTTTACGCACAGGACGATATGAATTTGATGGTGAATTTATGTTCAAAAACCCCGAGCACTTAAAGAATTTTGCTAATGTTTTGCTGGGCATTGCCCAGCGGTGGCAAGAAAAACAAAAGGAGGTAAAGTAAAATGACAGTCAGAGAACTTTGGAATTTATATGCAGCCGTAGAAACCAGCTATGGGTCAGAAGCCACACCAGGCGGTTCTGATGTAATCGAAGTTTTTGAAGTCAGTGTCAAGCCTGCTCACAGTGTGTTGGAGAAAGCTCCCAATCCTCAGTATCTGAACGAGGTTGGGGATATTATTGAGGCAAAAAGATGGCTGGAGCTTTCGTTTAAGACTTACCTGAAGGGGGCAGGCACAAGTCAAGCTCCGGTAGTGGGTAGATTCTTACAGGCGGCAGGATTCAGTGAGAGTGTAGATGATGTAAGTGGTTATGCAGAATATACACCTTCCAATACTTCAAAATCGCTGACCATTATAGCTCAGGCTGACAATGGATATGAACTCAAAGGTGTGGGCTGTATCGTAAAGAACTTTTCGATAGTGGGAGCTGTGGGTGATTATCTCATTGCTCAGTTTGATGTTGTTGGATTGTTCAGTTCTGAATCTGCAACTGTGACTTCGTTGACACCTTCCTATGAGAATTCGAGTCCATTGATAGTCAAAGGCGGCACGCTTGGGACTGGATTAGCTGATAGATACTGGAAAAACCTTGAGATTGCAGTCGATAATACGCAGTATGAACAGCCTGATGCAAGCGACACATACGGAATCAATGCTTTTATTATAACGGGCAGGCGTATTACAGGCTCATTTGACCCTGAGGTCATGAATGAAACGATTCTGTATCCTGGTGATTTAATAAGCGGATTCTCGATTTCTCTTGGCGATATAAGTGCTGATAACAAAGTAACGATTACTGGTGCGAATGTAAAAGTGGCAGATGCAAGAGATATTTCTGGAGATAACAGGGTGCTGAGGTTCTCAATTCCTCTTATTTTCCTGCCCTCAAGCGGCAATGACGAACTCAGCATAAAATTCGAGTGGACAGTATAAAAAGGGGGCTAAATGACTAAACTTAATATTAAAATCAAAGAACTCTCGTTATGGGAGCGTATGTATTTGCTTGATATTCGGATGAATAATCCAGGAATCTTCACCATGATAGCTGACATATTGAGATTGGGAATCGAGTCATGCGATGGTGCTAAATATACAGTTGAGACTTTTGCAGGTAAAAAGTTTAAGGTTATTGATGATGATACTTTAGAGAAAATAATCGAAGAATTGGATGCTGACGAGATCACCGAGATAGTGAACAAGATTCTGGAGGTGAACAAAATCCCTTTTTTGAAAACACAAAAAACTGGTGGAGAGGGTTAAAGCATTATGTATGGGGAATATTTACGGGACACAGGTGCAATCAGTGTGACGCAACCATTCCTTTTCCTCCTCGGCGAGTCGAAATTGACGGAGAATTTTATGCAGGCTGTCCTTTCCAGTATGCACATTCAAGCGGGTATGCTGTTCTGGTTCAGCTTTGGGAGTTACTCCGTTTTGGGGTCACTGTTTCCGTATCGGAATATCCGGGCTGGATATGGGAGGGGATCAAAGTGATAGAGCGTATCTATAGGGAGGTAGTTAATGGCAAACAAAAAGGTTGAAATAGCACTTCTGCTTAAAGATAAGTTCTCAAAAGAGCTGAAAGAAGCTGATAGTGGATTCAATAAACTGACTAAGACTTTAGGAGGACTAAAAGGAGTTATAGGTGGACTTGTGGCGGCTGGTGGAATCTATAAACTTATCAGCTTTATGAAAGATACTACTAAAGCAGCGATGGAGCAGGAACAGGCAGATTTTGCACTCGCTGAAGCACTCAAAAATGTAGGTTACTATTCAGATGAGACTTTCAAAAAGCTAACTGATTTAGCTGCTTCTCTCCAGATGACAACCACTTATGGTGATGAGACAATTGAATCGATTGAGGCACTTTTCCTGAGATTCAATATTGCTCCAGATTTAATCGATAAGGCAGTTCAAGCTACGATGGACTATGCTCGTGCGGTTGGAAAGGATTTACGAACTGCTGCTTTAGATATGGCAAAAGCTGCAGAGGGTAACTTGATGATGCTGCAGCGATATGGTGTGCGGATTGACAAGGCTACTTTTGAGACAAAAGGATTTGTGGCAGTTCTGGATGAAGTTGAGAAGAAATTCGGAGGGGCTGAGGAAGCATTCGCACGTACATTTATGGGCAAGTTGATGCAGATTAAAAACTTGTGGGGCGATTTAAAAGAGGAGATTGGTAATACTGTAATTAAATCTACGAAGTGGCAGGATGCACTTGATACGATAAAAGATATTATCCACGACATGATTCGTGATATTAAGGAAAATCGAGGTGTCTGGAAGGATTTCTTTGAGAATCTGGCAGTAGTTGTCAAAGACACGGCTAAAGCACTTGAATGGGGAGTTAAGGCATTCAATTTGCTCATGACGAAGGGTGGCAAAACAGTAACAGATTTTCGAGGCACAATCGGGGATGCAGATGCTACGGCAGTGCAATTTGGTATGGATATTGAGCAGAAGCTTAATCCAGAACTCGACGCTTTAGATGCGACTTTTCAGCAGTTAAAAGGCACAGTTCAGGGCTGGCAATTTGCAGAGGATCAACTAATTAAAACCAACAAGAAGGCGCAGCAATCACATAAACAGCTAACACAAAACATCAAGGAAACAGAAGAAGCTATGCAGGAGTATGCAGATGAAATAATGCAATTTATAGAGACTACAGATGTGCGTTACTGGGTAGAGACAGAGTTAATGCCTACGCTCGATTTAATTCAAGAAAAAGGGCTTGAATATGTCAAAAATATGGAGAAGACAACTAAGAAATCTGTTAAAAAGGTAACTAAAACGATTAAAACGGAATTAGACTTGCAAACTACCTTTGTGCGATCTTTTGCTGATACTGTAGCAACTACCTTTAGAAATTTGTTTGAGGGGGTTGAGACTGATTTTGGAGATATGATTGAGCATATGATTATAACAGTGGTGGAGTCAGGCATTGAGACTATTTTGTTGAATATATTAAGTGCTGGAAGTGGCAGTGGAGTGGGTATTTTAGGGTCTTTATTGGGTTTCAAAGAGGGGGGTGTAGTAAAGGGATTCAGACCTCTTGTGGGTGCTTTTCAAGAAGGCGGAGTCGTAACAAGACCGACTTTGGCTCTTGTGGGGGAAGGTGGAGAAAAGGAATACATAATCCCAGAAAGCAAATTCCCGAAACCTGAGATTTTTGTCACAGTTCACAATGCGAATCCTGACACATATGTGGAAATCTTCACTCGTTGGAGTAGAACGGGCAAGGAAAAATTTTACAGGCAAGTCGTTAAACCTATGGAAAGGAGTGGTCTATGAGGAGTATAACAAACATAAGAAAACTCAAAAAGGGTGAATTGCCAGTTGTCAAACTGATTATTAACGGAACAGATTACAGCGATAATTTAATAGATTGTGATAAATTGTTTGTAGACAGGAGGATGGAGGAAGCGATTGGACAGCCTCGTTTACAGGATTTAACGCTTTATCTATATGACCCTGCTGGTGAAATAGAGGGGCAACTTAATTCTCAAAATTACGAAATGGAATTAAAACTTGTTGTGGATACTGAAGAAATTAGTCTTTTCAAGGGTATAACTTTATGCGATCAGCTTGAACGAGATGGGAAAAAGCTTGTAATAAAGTGTGTCTCATATCTAAAATTGCTTGCTGATAAAACATTAGATGACTATTTTAGTGATGCTGCAAATGCTCCTATTGCAAAGGGGTTGCACACAATATTGCAGGACATTTTCCCTGATTCCAAAACAATTGAGACACCCCTTTTTGATATTGTATCGAGCAGAGGAATTGTCTCAATCTTGGATGCTTCAAATTATCATTCTGGTGGGGATTTGTATGGTTCTCTGACTTCTCCTTTTGTATATGCAACTTCTGCTGTTAATACTTATGATTTTGCAGTTATAAACAGAGCAAGTAAAAGGATTGAGTTTTACAGGGTGGGGATAGTAAACAATGAACCTGTATGTAGCAAATTACAATCTATAAGCCCAACCTGGAGTTTTAGCTGGGACGAGGCGAAAATTTTAGGGTATAAAAACAATAAACTCTATTTTGCTGTTAGACAACATAATAGTCCCATCTATCTTGCTTATATAGATACAAACACCTGGGCTTATACGCTAATCAAACAGATTTCCAGTTCTACAGATGTAGATGGCTCGCCGATTGGTGTAGATATAGAGCTTAATACTTTAAGTTTTAATTACTATAGCGAAAGTGTTATTTTTGCTACAAGTGATTATGATGCAGAGAATAATCAGACTACTTATACTCTGTATGAAATCTATTCTGATGGCTCGATTTATCGCAGATTAACGGATACAAACGCTTACAATATCTCACTGAAACATGGATGGGCATTTTCTACTGATACTGATTGTTATTATTTAGTTGGTAGTTGTCTATTCGATGGGTATTTTGCAGGAGCAATCACTTTTACTTATAACGGAACAAGCTGGAGTTTTACTACACAACCCGGCACTGATGTGCATGTCAATGCTAACATTACAGCTTTTCAAGACACTGATGTATATTTTTTAGTCATCTCCGGTGGCACTTATCATCTTCTCAAGATTAGCGATGGTTCTTTAATTAATCTTTATATTTATGCACGCAATGAAGAATTTGTTACAGGGTGGGTTGATAGTTCTATAGACTTAAGCAATCAGATACTTCTGGGCAATGCTACTGATACCAATGCAGATTCTTATAGCATTGTCAAAATAACAAGTGCGGGCAATGTTGATGGTATAAGCAAAGAGGATTTCAGCCCAAAACTGGGTTTTACCACAAGCTACAAAATTTATCCTCTCACATATAAAACTGATTCTCATTATTCTTTCTTTGTTGGGGAATTGCACTATGCTGATGATGAGAGCAGGCAGAATCGACCTGTTGTAGGGTTTATTTCCGAAACTAAAAGGATCCCCTGGTTTGTGATTCACAAAGATAATCTGCAAGTAGGAGCTATTCCTTTTCTGGATCAACTTGCCCTTTATGGCAGTTATCTAATTTCTTATGAATCTATCACAAAAGTGACTGCTCGGTTAAG